ATGTCTACGCAATTCTATCTGGTATTTTCTCATTTCAAATCCGCTACCCAACGCGGCTCTGTCTCTTAAATCGTAATACAAATTACGTAAAACTCTTATATATATCAACACTTCAAGAATAAGTTTATCTCGTATGTTAGGTAGATTAAGAGTAGAAATTTTATCTAAAAATTTACTTGATGCGGATTCAATTTTTTTATAAATAAACTTTAAAAATTTATTGTCCTGTTTAATTTTCTGTAAAGGTAGTTCGTAATTATCGGTGAATGAAAGACTACCACCACCGGGCATACCAAATGAAGATGTATTTATATTAGTGAATACTCCGCGTTCTGCTCTACGCAAATCTTCTTGAAATCCAAGAAGCAATTCAATATATTTAGTAAGTTCTTTTGAACGCGCCATCAAAAGATTCGGATTTCGAATTCCTTCCATTAGTACAGTATCCATTAAATAAATATTAAAAACGGGAAAAACTAAATTATAAAAAGTTTCGAACATAATTCTAGCTTTCTCTGCAACTCCTTCGTCACGAATTCGAAGATTATGAAGTCTTCGCTTTACAATCTGATTTTGTAAAAGTAAATCTTTTTCCGCTTTTTCTGCCTTGATTCTTTCAAAAGTTTCAAAATTAACACGTAAAGTTTGTAAAATAACCTTTACTTCGAAAGACACTGGATCGGTTGCTGGAATTATGCGATGTCCAGACATTTCTGCGTTAACCGTGTCTCTTATGCGTTTAATAAACTGTCTAACAAGAGCCAAGGAATTATCATGGATAGCATTAATTCGTTGAACTTCTCGAACTTCTCGTTGTAATCGAGCAAATTCAAGATTTCTTTCATTTGCTATTTGTATAGGGGGTGGGTTTTCAAATGGGTATTTACCGAAATTTGAACATCTATTTCTCATTTATTAAATGTAAATATTTAAAATTTTAGCGTAACAATCTGAGAACTCGTAAAAACACCTTTAACAGCATTCTGAGATAAAACTATTCTTTTTCCTTTTTTCTTGTTGATGAAAACACTACTCATATCAAAATCTATTAATTTTATATTTGCTATAGCGTATTCAAAAATTTTATTTTCTAAAAACCACCTAAAAAAATTAAGTTGACCAACCGTAGTTATTATGCAATCGTTTTTATCCCGAATTATTGTATTTAATTGTGAATCTAAATGTAATTGTGAATCTAAATGTAATTGTGGGTCTAAATGTAATTGTGAATCTAATTCTAATTCTGGAGAGAATTCTTTCCATATAAAAGATTCACATTCTATAATTATTCTTTTTTGTCTACAAAAAGGGTCAAAAAATTTCTTTGAATATGCCTTTAATTGGTTTTTATAGTCTAAATATATATTGAAGTATATAATGTCTTCACCGTTTTTAACTATTGGGTATATTATATTATACTTCTTAGAATAATTTGTTACTAACCAGTCTATTAATCGTAAACTTAACGGATTATTTTGATAAATTATATCCTTTAAAATCTGAATTCGGTCTTTATAAAATAATATTAAAGATTCTACTAGTATTTCTTCTTTTTTGGATAGGCACATAATTAATTAACAATTCTTTATCTTCTTTATATAAATTGAAAATTACATAAAGAATACAATGATTATTATTTAAACATGATCGAAATTAAAGATGAAAAGGAGAAGCAAAAAATTATTTTTTTATTAAATAATCTATGGACCGGAAAGACAGAATACTCTTTTCCCCAACAAATATGTGAATATATAGAAAGAAAAGATTTATTTAAACTTAATTCTTTTATGTATTATTTTTACAAAAAAAATACAAAAAGGGAAAAAAGAGGAATTTTATTTTTATTTACAGACAGTGCTGGAGATAAAAAACCTGTTTTAATTTTAAGCGATTATACCATTTATATATTAAATATAGACTGCCACTTCGAATACTACAGAAATACTATATTCGATGTAACACTGAACGACAATAAAATTGTTATATACGACACTATTTATAATTCTGGAGTTAAGATAAATACTTACGAATTTATAGAAAGAATTACAGAGGCTGAAAATTTTAAGAAAAATACATATAATCCGATATTTGATATTTGTGAATATTTTACAGAAATATCTTTACTAAATGGATCTATAATTCCACACGAAGAAGAAATATTTATTATATCTAATAATTTTCCTATTATAGCGGGTATTAATCGAGGTTGTTTCAAGTGGCAACCTATTGAACACATATATATAAGTTTGAAAGTTGAAGAAATAGAATCGGGTATGATATTATATGCTACTAATTACAAAAAAGAAGTGCCGTTTTCTAAAATACATTCGTCAGACGAACATGGTAAAATTTACATAAACGATATTAAAAATTTAGACCAATATAAAAACGGTTGCGTGATAGATATATATTTTGATAAAAATGAAAATGAAAATAATTATGAAAATGAAAATAAAGAAGTTATTAAAATTTTGAGGGTAAGCAATAATTATCCAGCATCTATAAGATATATTGAAAAATTATTGTATTACAAAAAGGAAAATATAACTATACAAGACTTAATGAATCAATAAATTAATAAACATATGATACAAAAGCTAATTTTAAAAAAAATAATTTAGTAATCTAAAATGAATACTAAATTATTTTTTAAGTTTGATAATTATTATTTATATTAATTTAATTTAATACGACCCGAAGAAGCTCATGCGCGCCTTCCGGCGGCGGTAAGCACGGCGACCAGCAATGGCAGACTTAGTCATCTTTAGACGACGGCCACTGCGACCACGACGAACCCGACGAGTGCTCTTGCGGCCGCGGCGGCCACGTCTCATTCTCATTCGTCTCGCCGAAAGATAAACTTTTCCAGAGCGCGAACGATAATATAGAGCACCGGTTTTGCCCCTGTAAACCTTACGTTTACGACCCTTCACAATTACCGATTTGCCGCGGACACCTTTGCGCATACCGCGACGACGGGGACGCCCTACACGCCTCTTGCGACCAAAATCCATTTCATAATCATCGTACATATCTTTTTAATATTTAGAAAAGAAAATAATTTTAAATTTAATTCATTTAATTTAATTCATTTAATTTAATTCATTTCAAAATTTTAAAAAATTTAACAATTATATTTTCTCTAAAATTATTATCTTCCAAAAATTTTAGAAGATCTTTTTTATTACAATTGTTTAGTGTAAATTTTTGTGGAATTTCATAATCAAAATCGGTAAATATTTTTCTAGCAATTTCAAAATCAAAATTTTCTGGTTTTATAGTTAAACTTTCAATATAATTATCTATCGATTTATGTTGTTTTATCATATTAAAAGATGTTACAGGGCCTACGCTTGCAATAGTATCTGAATAATCACAACCAGACAAAATACAAAAATCTATAAACATCTCTTGTGTCATACAAAAATTTTCTAAAACTTTACGAGTGTCTATTTCGACTATTTTATTTATCGACGTTTTAATAATTTTTTCGCAACCAAATGTCAAGGCATCTGTGTCATCTGTTACTGTATAATCTATAAGACCGTTTTTTTGTAAAAATGCGCAGTATTTTTCCGCATCAGCAGGTGCCGTACAATATGGTATTCCAGATTTTTCTAACAGTTCTTTACACTCTGTTATATGTGATTTTTTAATCCTAATTATTTGAGAAGATAATTTACTAATCTCGTCTGAAAAAACTTTTTTATCTTCTTCTGTTTCAGCCTTATTTTCTAAAGTTCTTAATTCTTCGATTCTGACATACAGTCTTTCTTTGTTGTCCTGTCTTTTTTGAATTGTATTTCTTTTTGCGTCTGGAGGATCTCCGTCAAAAACAAACACGGGTAAAATACCGTTAGACATGTAATATTTAATTCTATTTACTATACCAACTAAATGAGAATTTTCAGCCTTTGAAGCATATTTAAATTTATATAAAAGAATGCTACAATCTATCCCAAAAATAGATCCACTGTAATGCTTTATGTCTGCGGTAGTCTCAGCTTCTGGTGAGTATTTTTTAATGAGATTGTTTAGGCCACGAATTCCCATTTCTTATTATTAATATAAATTAATCTTTTAAATCTTATTTTTTTTAGCAATTGTAAATTTACATATCTTTTATGCTATAATTATTCAAAATGATATATTCCGATTCCGAACTTTTAAATTTAGTTTTACATTTACATTTAGAATTAGAATTAGAATCAGAATTCGATTTTTTTACATCTGGTTCTTTAATACTATAATCACTAAGAATAAATACTTCCGATTCGTCTGATTCGTCCAACAATTTATCAGTCAAATCTATAATATTTTTTGGTTTTGGAAATTTTGGATGAGTTTTAATGTTGTTATTTCTATAAAATTCGACGTCTTTCCAAAATGTCTCCAGTTTTTTTAGATTTTCTTTTAGCCAATCTTCATCTCTATTAACACGTACAATATTTATCTCATTTGGTGGCCTGTATTCAATAAAATCGGCTATTTCTAAATCGCAAATAAACATATTCAACTGAACCTGTGGTAGGTAATAATCTGGAATCTGTCCGTGTTTTATAACTCGTCTATAAGGACACTTAACTTCAAGTAATATCGGTTTAGCATTGGGTTCAGTTGTAGAAATAGCAATTCCATCTGGAGAACCCGCCAACCAATAATAATCTTTATTGTTATATACATCTTCGTGAGCTATTAAACCATAATTGTAATTTACCTGTCCAGTAATTTTACAGTATTTTTTAATTGCTTCATCTTCGTATTTTTGACCATGTAGAGTAGCCACATTTCCGACGAACGGATTTAAATCGTGCCCGCATTTTTTAAAAAGAACTTCATGCGATTTCTGATATGGATTAATACCTAAAGCAGTTGCTGCGTCGGAACTTGTAAGTTTGTTTTCTCTCTGTTTAAACCATTCTTGCGACCG